TTAGTTACAGCAAGTTATTTTTTCAGTTTTCAGCGCAAAGAATGTTTCGAAATATGCTTGTGCTTTTATCCAGTTTTCGCGATTGATGCAGTATTTTACTTTAGGAGTTTCAATTTCGCCCTGAATGAGACCAGCATCTTTCAACTCTTTCAAATGTTGTGATACAGTGGCTTTAGCGATAGGTAGTTCATTGTGTAAATCTCCGAAGTAACAGCTGTCCATTGATGCCAGAAAATGCAGGATTGTTATTCGTGCCGGATGTCCCATTGCTTTGGCAAATCGGGCAAGTTGCTCGTTGTCAACTGTATAATACTTATCTTTGTTGTTGTCCATGATATTCTGTTTTTACTTGTTCGTAGTTCGCAAAAATACGAACAATATTTGATATAACCATAAGGAAATGGAGAAAACAAGGATAAGTATTTATTAGATGATTTACGTTATAATTATATTATTCAAGAAGATTAAAATAAATAAAAAAGTCCGGATGACTTTCAATAATATTTTTCTTATTTTTGCACTGCAATATAGAAAATATAACAAATGGTGTACTGTCAAAACCAATCTGTCAATTCAAAATATGGTTGTTAAGTTGGAATGGCAACAGTCTTTTCCAAATAGTAGAGTCACTGAGTTTTGCATAAAGACAGATAACACCATTTATTTTCCCGTTAATCTATGCGAAATTTTTTTTTCAATAGTAACTGATTCAGTTACTTTTAAAATTACAAAATGCAGGAAGCCACACGCATGTTGAAAGAAGAGAAGCTTTTAGTTTATGACGTTGTTTCTCAATTAGGCTTTTCGAATCTGAGCCATTTTTCGCGGATTTTTGAAGAACATATTGGGTTGAAACCTAAGAAGTATGCTATGATGTAAATAAAATAATAAATTTCAATTAGTTACAGTGATTTTACAAAATGCTTGTTGGCCATTAATCACAAATGAATATCTTTATTTTCATCTGATTTCTATCTCCAGACTTTTCTTTCAGAATCTTCATATTTTTGCTAACCTTTAGGTCAAGAATCTTAGCATAATGCCCCAATAGATCTTAATTAAGATTTGTAGTCTGGATAGCCAGAGCTTCGATTTCCGTGCTCAAGAATACTTTGAGCTGATCGTTGGCAATGATTTCGGATACCATATAATCGTGACTGGTTGAAAAATCCGGGTCAACATAAATCATCAATGTGTCCTGGTACAGGTTTATATCTTCCTTACCACGTATAAAGTATTTATCATCGAGGTAAGTTGAGTTCATACGGTAATATTGATAAAATTCAATATGGTTATTAAAAAAGAAAGTGAGTTTTTCGAGCTCCCCCAGTAGATAACTCTCTTGTATTTCATTGCTACCAGTTGGTCTGCGACTTTCGATATTGAGGATTTTTACGTAGTAAATAAGTTTGCTGAATAGTTCCGGCTTTGTTTGTTTGAAAAAAAGAATTTCTTCAGCGTCATTGCAAAAAGGGTACTGGATAGTGAATGCTCTGAGCTGAGTCAAGGCGTCTTTTACGCAAGGAATAGATTTTTGAGCTTTCCTGATAATATTCAGTTCTTCCAAATCAATGTCTTGCAGTTTGGAATTGAGGTCTTTGTTGAGTTTCGCTGTAAAATGGTTCATATATCTTGTTTTGGTCGTGAATTTTCAGTATCGGGCATAAAAAAAGCGTGAGACATTCAACTGCTCACGCTCCTAAGGTACGACCAAGTACCTACAAAGTATCGAACAAGTTAAAGCCCACGCCGTTTGACGCAGGCGTTTACTAACTTATTCTTTACTTTGTTCTTTAAATTTGGTCGTTTTTAGGAGCAAGAATAAAAGCTAACGCTTTGATAATATGTAATGCAATTGTCGCTTCAATTGACGAGTTGTTTTTAATGATTTGCAAATTTAGGAAGATTCTTCTGTTTTGCAAATAGATAAACAAGAAAATCATAGAATAGTCTTCAAGTAATTTTATTATTGCTTGTATGGCTACATATTGTAAACACACAAACAAAGAGTACACGCTATACAACCGTATGGCTGCCAAAGTTTTCGAACTAATTACCTACCTATCGTTTCACTGCACAATTAAATTAAAAAATGAGGTAAGAGTGTGAAAAATAGTTTCTATCTTTGGGGTTTTAAAAAAAAAGGAAGAAGAAGGATATTATCAGAATGCCACAAATAGTATATAAGAAATAGTAGTCGTGGACATAACTTTAAGTTCGTATTGTGGGGTATGGTGGTTATAGAAAAGACATATGCATAGAGACAAAAATATGGAATACAATAAATGGCTAACGTATTGGAAGAAAAATTTATCCGAATCTATAAAAACAAACATAGATGTTGATAAATTAGACAAGGGTCAATATTTTGAAATTGAGAATTTCAGCATAGATACTCAGAAAGTCTCAGATCTCAAACAAGTTAATGATTTGATAGATTTTCAAGAAAACCAGATTAACAAGAAGAAGGGTATTGAAGATAGAAATAGTGAAAACTGGGTCGGTATATCAGAACTGGAAATTCTCATTTCACCGTTAAAGATAAAGGCAACTACTGAAAATTTAGTATTTCTTAGAGACCATAGGGCAAAATTCCCTTTTTGGTTTTTTGCGAAATTAAATAGAGACGGAAGTTTAAAAATTCCCGAAGAAACATTCCCTGTTTTCCAAAGAAAATATCTTGAGCCAGTAGCAGATGAAAGAACTGAATTTGTTTTTACATCAGTTGAAAACGTAGATAAGATAAGTGCTATAGGTAAGGAAGAATTTGATAATTATTTGGATTATATAAGTTATCTGAAGAATATATTCAAGTTGGCTATTTCCCAAGAATTTGAGAATTACATAAGCGAAGGATATGATACTATTTATAATGGAATAATTTTAGTGCCTGATGAAGAAATAAATGCAGCCTTAGGTATAATTCAACTTTATGAAAAGATATTGAAGGGAAATGAAATACCTGAATTATTAAAGACATTTATTACCTTAAACAATAACGTCAACAATAAACCACTTGAAGTATCACAGTTAATTGATTGTAATTTTTTGCATGTGGGACAAATGGGAGCTGATTTTCCTCTTTCAATTTCACAGCGAAAAAGTTTATATACATATTTAAAAGCGGATGATAAAGTATTTGCTGTCAATGGACCTCCAGGAACAGGAAAAACCACATTACTACAAAGTATCGTTGCAAATAAATTCGTAGAAAGTGCAATCATAGGACAAGAAGCTCCAATAATTCTTGCTTGTTCAAGTAATAATCAGGCAGTAACAAATATTATAGATAGTTTTTCTAAAACAAAAGATGGTGATTTGCCAGAAAGATGGTTACCGGAAATTAAAGGTTATGCAACTTATTTACCTGCAAATGCTAAGACTGAAGTAGAACTAAAAGGTATCAATTACAAAAAGCAACGTGGTGAAGGTCTTTTTGCTAAAATCGAAAATCCCGAATATTTGAAATTGGCAAAAGCTTTTTTTATTCAAAAAAGCACGAAGTACTTTGATATTGAAATGTCAGATATTAAAAAGACTGTAAAAGAATTACAGAAAGAAATTATACTTATTCAATCAAAATTAAAAGGTGCTACAGTAAAATGGAATGACTACTTAAACAGAGAAAAGATATTCATAAATTCATATCAAGTTGGTAAACTAGAGAGATACTATTTAAAAGGAATATTAAATGCTGATGTTTTCTTGAGTGATATTGATGAGTTAGTACAGTTAGAAGAAAAAATTATTCTTTATTTTAAAAATGAATCTTTTTTTAGAAAGGTATTTTGTTATTTTAAATTTGAATCAGCACTAAAAAACAGAGCCTCAGAGATTAATCGAATACTTAGAGATTCGCTCATTACTGTGAAAAATGATTTTATTTTTATCCAGAGCTCTGTTTTTCAAAAAATTGATGAGAAAATAAAAACAGCAAAAACAATTATCAATTCTGTTGAAAAATGGAAAGAGTGGAAAACGCAAAACTCAATTATTGGTAATCCTCCTAAAACTGAAGATGAGTATTGGGATTTTGAATATTTGAAGATACGAGAGAATGGTCAACCAAACTGTTTTTATGACGAATTAGATATGAAACTTCGCTTCGAAGCCTTTAAACTTGCCATACACTTTTGGGAAGGCAAATACTTATTGAAACTTGAAGATGATTTAAAGAGTGATAAATTCAACGGAAAAGGTAATGATCCAGTTACAAATAGGTGGAAAAGACAAGCAATGTTAACCCCTTGCTTTGTTAGCACCTTCTATATGGCTCCTAAATTTTTTAGTTCATTTAGTTTTTTGTCTAAAGGAGAAAACGGGATAAATATTTATGACAATCCATGCCTTTATAATTTTATTGACTTGTTAATTGTAGATGAAGCAGGTCAAGTTCCTCCTGAAGTGGGGACTGCTACTTTTTCACTTGCTAAACAGGCAATTATAGTTGGAGACATAAAGCAAATTGAACCTGTTTGGAATGTGTTAAATAAAATAGATATTGGGAATCTGAAGAAGTGCAAAATCATAAAAAAATATGACGACACCATTTTCGAAAAGGAGTTTGATGCTAAAGGTTTTCTTTCTTCTACAGGAAGTATAATGAAAATGGCTCAGAATGCATGTAACTTTAAAGCTGAGGGAGCAAATGAAAAAGGATTGACCCTGATTGAACATAGACGATGTTATAATGAGATTATAGATTACTGTAATGTTTTAGCTTACAATGGCGAACTAAAACCTCTTAGAGGTAGAGCTAAAAATGATTTATTATTTCCTCCAATGTATTGTATTCACGTTGAAGGAAATTCAGTAAAAGCAAATGCAAGTAGGCATAATCTGAATGAAGTTACTGCTATAGTAACATGGCTAATTGCTAATGCCACTAAGATTCAAGAAAAATATGGAAGACTTGAGGATGCAGTAGGAATTATAACACCCTTTGTTGGGCAAAAACTTAGTTTAAGATATGCTTTGAAAATAGCCGGATTTAATGTTGATCTGTTGAAATTAGGAACAGTTCACGCTTTACAAGGAGCAGAACGACCAATTGTAATATTTTCAATGGTATATGGCGAAGGTGATTCTGGAACAATGTTTTTTGATAGAGATAATAAACCAAACATGTTGAATGTTGCTGTTTCAAGAGCTAAAGATAACTTTGTTGTATTTGCAAATACAAGAATCCTAGACAAGACTGCAAAAACACCTTCGGGAGTATTAGCAAACCATTTAACCTACGAATCCAAAAGCATTAACGATTTACTTTCTTAGGTTTGGCAGGTTTTGCTCCCGCATTCTCCTAGTCCCGATATGTCAGGACAGTGAACGCTCCCTCCATCAGTCTACAGTCAAATATATATAAATTAGACTATTAATTGAAATTTGTAGAATAACCTCTCAATTAACAGAATTGAAAAATGAAACAAAACCTAGTACATTTTTTTTTGTTTATGACAACGTTTTTTGTAAACGGACAGACACTTTATTCTAAAGCATATGGCTATATTGATAACCCAGTAATTATATTTATTCACGGTGGACCGAGTGGAAATTCAACTCTTTTTGAAGCCACCACAGCTCAACCTCTTGCCGACAAAGGTTTCTACGTAATTGTTTATGACCGCCGTGGCGAAGGTCGCTCAATAGACTCGACAGCAACATTCACTTATCAAGAGACTTTTACAGATATAAATGAGATTTACCAAACCTACAAAATCGAGAAAGCAAATCTTATTGGGCACAGCTTTGGTGGGTTGGTAGCAACGCTTTACACAGACAAATATCCTGAAAAAGTAAAATCACTTATTCTTGCCGGAGCATTATTTTCACAACAAGACACTTATAACCAGATATTAAAGTCAGTAAGACAAATTTATCAAATTAAGAATGATACCATAATGTTGAAAAAGGTCGACGAAGTAGAGAGACTTAATAAAAGCTCTGCTGAATATCGCAAAGGGTGCTATGATTTAGCGGACAAAAATAATTTCTTCGAAATGCCTAACCCAACGGTAAAAGCAAACAAATTAAGGCAAGAATATGAGACAAGTGAGTTTCATAAAACTAATATACGAAATAATCAGGCACCTGGACTTTTTTATAAAAATGAAGTACTCAATAACATTGACACTAAACCAGTTTTAAGAAGAATAAAAAACAACGGCGTGAAACTTTTTGCTATTTATGGTCAACAGGACAGAATCTTTTCGACTTTACAAATAAATGACATTAGAGAAATTGTTGAAAAGGATAATTTTAAAAACATTGACAATTGTTCGCATTACTTATTTGTTGACCAACAAGATATTTTCATTCAAACTGTTGAACAATGGATAAAATAAAGACTAACTCTAATACACAGTTTCGGTCGTTAGAGGATCCTAGAAAAGATAAAAGTGAATGTAAATTTAGAAATCTAATACTTAACACAGAAAGCCACCATGATTGAAGCACCTTCATTAGGATACGTAATTTCACACATTAGGGAAACAAAAAATCCTATGTGTGGAATATTATTGGCTCCGAAATTTGATAAGATAGGAATGGATGAGATTATTCCTAGATTTAGTTACCTTGAATACCGGACTTCTGATAGAATTAATTTTTATTGCGCTGGATATGGAGGTTATTGGAATGATGAATTGTTTCCAGATATGGAAAAATTGAAAACGTTTAAGTATAAGGATGGCAGTTCAATCCCGTAGGCTTTTAGTCAAACTGAATTTGCAAAGTTTATTAACGAATTGGAAAGCAAAACTTCTTGGAGATATTCAGGAGGAACAGAGCTTATAATACTTGATGAAAATGCAGACTTTTCAAATGCTATTACTTTCAACATAGAAAGAATGATAACAGGTAAAGTCTTGGCAAATTCTGCCGAGCTTTTTGAAGCTTTAATTCAAATATCCAGAAATTCTAAGAATTCTATCACCGGATTTAGCTTTTCGTCATTTGGCAAACAAACAAGTAAGGCATTTGTAGAATCACTAGTAGAATTACTTCCTGAAGGGATAAAACCATTGAAAGGCATTTGGACAAAAGGGCAACATTATTTTATTAATGATTTGACAAAAAAACGAGGGCATAGCACACGCTCTTGGATCACTGGCCGGCTGAAGTGAATTTCTGTAGTTTCGCTCCCACATTCACTTTGTCGTTTCTCGACAGCGAATGCTCCCGCAAATCGCAAATATCAATAGAATAGGCAGTCAACGGAAAACAAAAAACTACCATAGTTCAAAGAATAAAAGTAATGAACAGGTAAACAAAAATATGGAGAGATTATTTTATAGATCAACAACAAAAGAAAAATGTTCAATGCTTCTTTTATCGTGTATGAATTGGGGATGTAGTAGAGTGTATGGCTCAAATGACGAGATAGAGACTAAAATAAAGAAAAAACTAAAATTTCAATATGAGTGTGATATCCTTAGATTTCGTAGTTGTATTGACTTGATCGAAGATACTGAAAATGCGATATTACACTTTTCAAATTATGGTTTAGAAGAATTCAATCCAAAAATTGGTAAAGACTTTGGCGAAATATATATAAAGTTATATGGCATTTTAAATGCAATTTATTTACAGATAAACTCAATTATCGAAATTTATGAGATTTGTAAAATGCCGAATAAGAATAGTGTTGTAGGTGAGTTTAGAAAGCATCAGATTTTCGAATTGAGAAACATTATGGGTGCTCATACAGCTAATTTTGAAGACAAATCAGATTATATGCCTCAAAACTATAATCGCAACTCTTTTAGAATAACACAAATGCAGTTAAATGCGAAGGGAAATGAATTACATGCAGTTGATAGTTTTGGAAATTTAAAAGAATTTGATTTATATGAATTAGTTATGAGTTATAATGCATTATCTGAGAAAGTATTATATAATGGTTGTGTTGATTATATGAATCGAATTTTCGCGAACTCATTGTCAAAAAAGACAGAGCTTCTATCGCATTACGAACTAATAAACTTTAGAAATTACAATTATAGAAAGCTATATAAAAATGACAGACTGTATAAGAAATTTATAAAGAGAGCAAAGCGAAAAATTCATAGTGAGATTCCAGACAATTTTGAAGCGAGTACACATTTTAACATAAATGACTTGATAGCAGATGAAATCTTTGGCATAGATGTATTAAAGGACTTGATTGGAGACAAAAAGGCTTGAACTCTACTCAAACGATGGACATCGTAGAAACACATTATCCCAAATATCTTTTCATTACTATTTTTCTTTTTGGCTCGAAGCACTCACCACACTTCATATGTCTATAGATATATCTATAATATTGCTATATATTTGGATATTATTGTAGATATATCTATATTTGCAGAAAATAATACTGACTATGTATACAGAATTATATGAACAATCGGGTAGCGATATTATCCGGCAGTTAGGGAAACGATACAGTGACTATCGTAAAAGGCTGGGGTACACTCAAAAGGAAGTCTCAGAGAAATCAGGTTTGAGCGTATTTACAATCAGTTCTTTTGAGAACGGCTCTTCTACCGGGGTTACATTTGCTTCGTTTGTCAAATTGCTACGGGCTATCGATAGCCTTGACGAAATTGAGAAACTGTTGCCAGAATTACCTGAAAGCCCTCGGACATTATTTAAGAAACAGCAGAAAGAAAAATAATTATGGAAACGAATGTAGTAATTTTCATGGGATAAAAAATCGGATGTAGCTGTTTTTGAATATGAATCAGAATTCTTAGACAAAGGTTTGGATATTGCTCCACTAACGATGTCCATCAATTCCCCCCGCAGCAAGAAGCATATTCCCTGGACAGGTGATAAAGATAAACTGTATTTGGGGCTTCCATCTATGATTGCCGATTCACTTCCTGATAAATGGGGTCATTCTCTTTTTAGAGCATGGTTGCGGGATAATCATATTTCAACAAAGAAAGTAAATCCGGTAGATCATCTTTCGTTTATTGGCAGCCGTACAATGGGTGCACTTGAATATGAACCGGCACAGAAATTAGGTAATGACTCGGTTTTTTCGGTAGATATTGAACACCTCTATGAATTTGCCAAACAAGTATTGAATGAACGCGAAACAACGGTACTAAATGCAGAAAATGCAATTTTGTGGCAGGACTTGATCAAAATAAGTTCATCCCCGGGAGGTAAGAGACCGAAAGCGATTGTTGCGGTAAATAACGAAACAGGCGAAGTAATTTCCGGACAGGGAAATATCCCAGAAGGGTTTGAACATTTTATACTGAAATATGATGATAATTCATCCTATCCATTGGCCAAGTTGGAGTATGTTTATTACCAAATGGCTTTGGCTGCTGGAATAAATATGATGCCGTCCGAATTGCGTTCATACGGAAATGTTACTCATTTTCTTACCCGTCGATTTGACCGTGTTGGCAATAACCGTATACATACACAAACATTAGCTGCCATGTCACCAGGAAGTGACTGTTATGAAGATTTGTTTGCGGTAATACGCAGGCTTAATTTGCCGTACGAAGATAGTCGTCAACAATATCTGCGGATGGTATTTAATGTGCTTGCACGTAATGTGGATGACCATTCAAAAAATTTCAGTTTTTGTATGACTCCTGATGGCGTGTGGCGATTGTCTCCGGCTTATGACTTAACTTATGGCGTTGATCTTACCGCTCCGGCATATATGAACCGGCATTCTATTACCATAAATGGTAAAAATGAGGATATAACCCGTGAAGATTTGGAAATGATAGCTCAGCGAAACGATATTCAAGATTATAAGTCTTTAATTGATATGGTAAGCAATGCTGTTGGTAAATTCAGAGAGTTTGCTGCTGAATTGAAAATCGACGAACATTTAGTTGATAGTATTGAATCTGATTTTGTCAGAATGTAAAATAAAAACCACGAAGATTGCAAAATTCTTCGTGGTTTTTTTTGTAGTTTTCTGCTATGCATATTCGAAATAGTTTATTTTGAAGTCCCGTAATATATTATTACTATATAATGAGCGACTAAAATAAACCAATAGTGAAATATTACCCTGCCGATTGCTTGATTTTAAATTGAGTTCCATTTCCAAACTTTTCTTTCAAAATCTGCATATCATTACTAACTTTCAGATCCAGTATCTTGGCATAATGCTGGGTTGTTTTGAGATTTTTATGCCCTAACATTTTAGAAACGCTTTCGATTGGGACACCGTTTGAAAGCGTAACGGTGGTAGCGAAAGTATGTCTGGCCAGATGAAATGTGATATTTTTATTGATTCCACATAAATCAGCAATTTCCTTTAAATACGAGTTCAGTTTTTGATTACTAAGTATAGGAAGGAGTTGTCCATTGGGTAATTTCCCGTCGTATTTTTTTAGAATAGCCAGTGGAATGTTCAATAGTGGTACATTTACATTTGTATCGGTTTTTTGACGATGTGTCATTATCCATTGTTTACCATCAAAAGAGGTGCAAATTTGATTTGGGGTTAGTTGTTTCACATCAATGTAGGCTAGTCCGGTAAAGCGATAGAATGTCACATAAGCAGTCTGATGCAAAATCAAGTAAGTGGTGCGTAATCGGTTGTAAATTAGTAGTTTTTCTGTGTTTTGCATTTTGCTAAAAAATCCGAATAAAGCAGATTACAGCGAGCTTTCCACTACCAAACCATTACCTGTTTCTGTTACATGGGAGGGACTTTATTCCGTTGTTTAAGGCTATGGACAATACAAAGATAGCATTAACTCCTAAGTTTGAATAAAGGTTTTGCTTCTCTGGGTTTTGTTGCCCTGTTTTGCCAAGGTTTTCATATCGAATAATGACTTTAATGAATGTTTATTGCACTCAAAAAGTAATTATCGTATGAAAACAGAAATGAAGGTGCTGCTCTACCTGAAAAGAAACGGGCAAGATGAATCAGGGCTATGTCCTTTGATGGGAAAAATCACGGTGAAAGGAAAATACAATTCCACCGCCCAATTCGGATGCAAGATTAAAATCAATCCGAAGATATGGAATGCCACCTCACAACGCTGCACAGGCAAAAGCCATACGGCAATCAGAACGAACAAGGAGATTGAGTCATTCCTGTTACTGCTTCGTGCCCGCTTTAATGAGTTGACGGATCTGAGTGACAAGGTATCCGCCGAAGATGTGAAGAATTCCTTTCAGGGTATAGCCGTAGCACAAATGACCCTGTTAAGGTTCTTTGATGAGCATAACCGTGAATATGCACTGCGTGTAGGCGTAAACCGAACGGCAAACACCTTCTATCAATACAAGAATACCTACCGTCATCTTTCCAAATTCATTGTATTCAGGTATAAGGTCTCGGATGTAACCGTAAAATCATTGGATACATTATTCATCGAAGATTTTCACCAATTCTTACGGATTAATGAGTCGCAGAAGCCCAACACTATCCGTGGACACATCAATCGCCTAAAATCCATTGGATATATAGCGGTGCACCGTAATCTTGTCTCGCAGAACCCATTCAAAGACTTTTCCCCCGATAAGCCGGAACGCAAACAACTCTATTTGACCCAGGACGAATTGAGCCGCCTGATGAACAACACCTTCGATACCCCGAACCGTAATTTCACCCGTGATATGTTTCTCTTTTCCGTGTTTACAGGCATTTGCTATTGCGATATGTGTAACCTGTCGGAAGAAAACATCGTCAGGGATAGGGATGGGAATCTTTGGATAGAAACCAACCGCCAGAAAACAGGAACACCGGAAAACATTCGTCTGCTGGACATCGCCCTGCAAATTATAGAAAAATACAAAGGCTTGGCTTCAAACGGAAAGTTATTTCCGATGCTCTCTAATATGAGTATTAATCCCCACTTGAAAAAAATAGCTAAACAATGTGGCATTACCCGTAACCTTACCTTCCACATGGCTCGCCATACTTTCGCCAGCCAGATCTGCCTGTTTCAAGGTGTTCCTATCGAGACCGTCAGCCGAGCAATGGGACATAAGAATATCACGACCACACAACGCTATGCCAAAGTGACCAATGAAAAGATAGATAAGGATGTTAGTGTTCTACATGCCAATATAGCTGATAAATACTCCCTGTGCAGCATTGACAGTGCACCCTCCACTATACTTAAAGATATGAGTGGGAGAAAGTATCGTCCTGCTAAGAAAATAGAATACAAGGAAGTTTAAAAATAGAATACAAGGAAGTTTAAAAATGGAATACAAAGAAGTCTAGGAATAGAATACAAGAAAGTATAAGGATAAAATGCAAAAAAAACAAAAGTGTAGAATAACACGAATAGAATAAAAGGGATATAATAAAGGAGATATATACCATGCGCAGTACATTTAGAATCCTGTTTTACGTAAACAGACAAAAGATAAAGAAAAACGGTAAGTGTCCGGTTATGGGACGTATTACCCTTGATGGTAAAGTCAGCCAGTATTCCACCGGAGAAGAAATAATACCCGGGCTTTGGGATGCCCACAAAGGCAGGGCGGTTGTTCGGGGGAAAAACTCCGAAGAGGACAAACAACTAAAGTCCATGAATCGACACTTGGATGAATTGGAAGAGAAGGCGAAATTTGCTTATAAAAAGAGTATTGATACCGCAGGCTATGTTTCCGCCGAAGTAATCAAGAATGCCGTTACGGGCAGAACGAAAGCTAAAGAAACCTTGCTCACCCTCTTTGACGAGCATAATGAAGAATATGCAAAACGGGTAGGTATAGATAGGGTACACCATAGCTATATGCGCTATCTGACTAGCCGTAAGCACCTGTATAATTTTCTGCAGTATAAGCATGGATTGGAGGATATTCCGCTCCGCTCACTGGACATGCAGTTTATCAACGATTTTCAATTCTATCTTTCGACTGTACTGCGTCAGAAAACCGTTACCCTGAACGATTACCTGATCGCCCTGCGCAAAATAGTTCGCCTGGGCTTGAAACAAAAGACCTTGAAACGAGACCCGTTTTCGGGTCATAAGCTGGAAGTTGCTCCCGTGCAACACCGTTACCTGACAGGAGAACAATTATCAAAAGTAATGCGGATAGAGCTTCCTACCTATCGGCTGTGCCATATAAGAGACCTTTTTATTTTCTCTACTTTTACGGGTTTGGGCAGGGCAGAATTATCTAACCTATCCTCAGAAAATATCATCAAAGAAGGAGATGGTTCCAAGTGGATATATATAGCCCGGCAGAAGACAAAAACCGAATGCCGGATTAAATTGCTGGATATTCCCATTAAAATAATGGAGAAATACAAGGGAGAAGGTAAAAACGACAAGCTGTTCTTTGTCCCTGGCACTAGCAGTCTGTGCCGCAGTTTGAAGATCATAGCGGATATCTGCAAATTAGACTGTCACCTGACGTTTTATATGTCCCGCCATACCTATGCCACTGAGGTTTGCCTGTCAAACGGTGTACCGATAGAAACGATCAGTAAGATGATGGGACATTCCAATATTCGAACAACCCAGATATATGCAGAGATAACCAACCAAAAGGTGAAGCGCGATTTTGACATACTGTCTGAACAGACCAAAGACCAGTACTCTTTACCCGAAGACAATATGCCTGTTCGGGTCTATCAATGTGGGCGGTATAATGGGTGGAAAGAAAACAAAGAAAAGAACATCAACAAGAATAAAAAGAATAACGAGAAAAAATAAGTAAGAAATAACTGAACTATAAAAGAAAATGAAAATGGAACGAGAAACACAAAGAAGAACGCAACGAGGAATAATAAAAATCAGTGAGAACGGAATCGTATCGTTGGATACCGACATACGGATGACTCCTTATGAAATAGCCAATCTGTTCGGTGTCTACCTGCATACTGTCAATGCCAATATTAAAGCTATATTGAAATCGGGATGTATTAAGACTTCTTTTAATAAAGGAGCGGTACAATCGGGTAGCATTCTTACTGCTGACTATTATGGACTGGATATGATAATAGCTTTGGCTTATAGAATGCACTCTCCTAAAGCAGCGGTTTTCAGGGATTGGGTAATGACCCGTTTGTCTGCTCCAGCCAAATCCATGCAGTCAAAATCGGTTCAGATCATATATTTCAGTCTTCCAAACAATTTTATTTTCAATTAAAAGCGGATGTTCAAAAAAAGTAGAATAAAGGGGAGTAGGAAATTTTTCAAACATTCCCCCCGCAA